TTAGCCGAGTGGCATCAAATCGGATTCTTCATCGAAGGAAGAGGGGGTGCTGAGGGTTTCTAGTCTTGACACGAGTTCCTGCTGCTTATTGGGGTACAGATGGGCGTATGTCCGCATGACAACGGGAACGGTGTCCCCGATTCGCTTGGCCACCAGAACAATAGAATATCCAAGTTCGATACAGAGAGAAACATGACTGTGTCTAAGATCATGGACGCGAATGTCCGGCAGATAGGTTAGCTGGGTGCAGCGGGTCAGTTCTTTGTTGAGGGCTGTACATGTCATGTAAAATACCCGATCATCTGGGGTCAGGCCGTATAGCTTAGAACAGTAGGTACGGAATTCTTCTGCCAGCCAATGGGGGATAGGCACATTCCTGTTGCCACCCTTTTTGCTGTTCTTGGTGGGGCCGAGAATGTCTTGACCCTTTTTCCGATGATAGGTTTTATAGATTCGCAGCTGGTCATCATCGGTCAGGTCTTTCGGCAACAATGCCAGCATTTCACCTTCGCGGCATCCTGTCCAAAACAGAATGTCAAATGCCAGGAGATAGGCTTCATTGCGGAATTCCTTCCGCAAAATTTCATACTGGTCTTTCGTTATGATAAGCATTTCCCCGGCAACGGAGGAACCCATATAGCCGGCCGCATCGCACGGATTGAATTGCAGACCGTAGAATGTCTGGGCATAGTTAAAGAGGGCAGTCAACTGTGCATGAATGGTATAGAGATATGTTTCCGCATAAGGCAGACCAGTGGCTTCGCCCATCTCCTTGACCCGCTGTTGCCAGTCTCGAATGTCCAGGGCTGTGATTTCGTTCATTTTCCGGTTTCCGAGAAGCGGAACAATTTTGGTGTCAAAAATATTTCGCTTAGTGTCCATTGTGGTGCCACGGACATGATGCTCCCGGTCGTTGAAGTATAACTCCACAAAGCTGGCAAGTGTCATATCACAGCTTTTGGCTTTCTGCAGATGAAATTCCCGCTCCCACTCCTGCGCTTCGCGGCGGGTTTTGAAGCCGCGCTTGCGCTTTTGCTTCTGCGCTCCGGTGAAATCAGTATATCGAAACTGGCAATACCAAGTTCCCGTTTTTTCGTCTTTATAGCAGGGCATCGAATGTACCTCCTGAAGAGTTTATAAATCCCCGACCATTTTTATAATGGCCGGGGTCTTTTTTTATTGTGGAAGAATTGCCTTGAACTGGTCTACGTTGTCGGAATTGCTAAGCAGAAAATAAATATTTAGTCCGCTGTCAGAGCGGATTCGCAGTCTGCCATATTCGCAAACAAGGCATTTTTTGTTGTTCTTATAGCGCCGATCAGGAGAACCATCGGCGTTTACTCGGAGCCAAGTTTCTTTGACCACCTTGCTATCCGCCGGTAGATGCTCCTGATCCGTGACACAGTTGACAGAATCGACATTGAAAGAGACCTCCGAAAGGTCGTATGCGCTGATTTTGCTATTGTGGAGATAGAACACCTTATCCGGGAAAATATAAATGGACTCCTTCTTATTCAGAGCGGCCGAAAAAACAGGCACATTTGTTCTGAGAAAATAGGGGAGTGCAGGCATTCCGAGAGCTTTTTCTTCGGATACGGTTTTCTCGGCACCGCCATTCTTTTTTGCGCTGCTGTTGGTGTGGGTTTCGGGTACATAGAAAACGGCATCACAGGCAAATAATTTACGCCAGGCGTTATACCATTCTTCGTAGGCATCAAACTGTTCATCGGTGAAGTCGTATTCCAAATTTACAGGAGCAATATAGTGGGCATAGAGAAATACGATGAATGATAAAATGGTCAGGAAAAGCCGCTGCGGTGTATGAAGAACGATGAAAGCGAGCAGGCCGATAGCCCCAACGATAAGTGAGGCTTTATTGAGAAAGCAAACCCGGTTGATTCGCTTCATAAGCGCCTTGAAGTCGGAATCTTTATAGTCTGCGCGGTCGGTAGATTGAATAACTTCCGTATCTGTATATGGTTCTTCTTTTAGAGCGCTTTTTCGTGCAGATTTATAAATGGGTTCCTCGGTCGAATAACTCAGTCCAGTTCCCGGGATGGAGGCGGTTTGCCGGATTTTTCCGTTCGCTGTTTTGGTGATTCGATACCCGGGAACACCCCATGAGTATCCAACACCGCTACCAGAAATATTGATGCGGAACCCACCACCAAGCCGAATGCTTTTTCTATACCTGAATCCCATATCACACCATAACCTTTCCTGTTATTTTATCACGAGCATTGGTATATGTTTCCAAAAGCTGGAAATGCAAAGTACATATGTCATACTCTTTCAATGGCCTATCTGTAAGCCGGGAAGGAGTGATGGCACATGGCAGCATCGGATGAACACCCGAAGCACGGAGAAGTGCTGGATGAAGTTCTGCGGGACGAAATCAAGGATTTACCCCCTGAACAGATCCGGCAGGTGCTTGAGTACATCGGGCAGCTGAAGAAGCAGTAACGCATCCTTCAGCATGGGCAGGCTCCCTTATTGGGGGTCTGCCTTTTGTTCTGCATCCAGAAATTTCAGGAAGCGAACGTATTCTATAACCTTTAGCATTTCATCATCGGCCAGGCTCTGAACGCTGTCTAAAAGCTGCTGCTGTAAGGCGTTCTTAACACTTGACTCCGGTACGTCTACCTCTCCGCGAAGATAGGCGACAGATACCCCATAAAGGTCTGCAATGGCTGCTAGGTCCGAGTCGGTAGGGGCGGCTTTTCCGTCTTTCCAACCTGCAATTAGAGAACGGCTCTTTCCACATAGGCGCGCTATAAAAGCGCCTGATGTGCCATAGCGTTCGGTCAAATCGACGATGCGTTGTACTGTAACCGTCATACGTTTTACCAGCTTTCTTCTAAGAATCTTGTGCACGGTGCTGAAATCTAACAAATGTTTGCTTTGCGGTCTTGTCCTCTAACAAGTGTTGGATTATTATATAATCGTAATCAAACATTTGTTGGATTACAAGAGCGAGCGGAGGATAGAGCAATGAGAACAGTGAAGTACAATGAATTGAGCCGGGCGATGCATGATTTCACAAAGCAGATTGACGCGCTGGATGAGTGCATCGAGGTTGGATTGGTCTCAGGGGAAAAGGTGCAGATTAGCATTTCGGCTAGCTGCCCGGAAGCAACCCCGGAGAGAGTAGCGGAGTTCGCAAAGCATCTGTCTGAAGTTGCAGTGGCGGCAAAGAACTTTAAATACGCCGGTTGTACAATTGTTCGATAAGGAGGATTCGATTATGACGTATGCAGACATCAACAAAATGTTCACCGCTGAAGTAAGCAAGTACTTGGCGCGTGGATATCACTTCAACACAGCAAGCATGAGTGGGAGCCAAGGTGAAACTGCCAAGGTTGATCTGACCAACGGCACGGAGATAATTCGAGTTCTGCTTCGAACCTTTTCCGATGGCTGGGATAAGCAGGGAACGGAACTGTTTGTTGGCCGTGTGGCCGAGAAAGAGAACGTACGTCGGGATGTGGCTTACTGCGTCAACACGATTTGGAATAACCGTCTGGAGCCGGTCAGCAGCCAGCGCTTCTACGAAGTGAATGGATATGGAGATTCCAACAAGTTCTATGGCACAGAAGCAGATGCGGAAGCCGTTAGCAAGGTACGGATGCGCCGCTATGCACAGTGCCCGAGCCGCCAGAATAAGGACATGACCAACGCCCAAACCATCAAGATTGCCGTTCCGTTCATTCGCCGGAAACTGGGCATCAAGAACGTGGACAAGAAGCGCATTGAGGTGTTCCGCACGCCGGATCACCGGTACATCATCAGCTATCGCGGCACTGGGTACCAGCTGAACAGAAAGGAGGACTGAACCACAATAGCATGACCGAAACCAACACCTTTGAAACACAGGAGGATTGACTATGTATTGCAACAAGTTTTTTAAGACCGAGGATGAAGCCAAAGCGTTCCAGAAGTCCCACGGCGGGGCTCTGTACAAGAACGTCAAGCGGAGCCACACCCGGGAATCGTACCGGGTGGAAGCCGCAATGGCTGTGCAGGGCGGCTGGATGCACGGCGCTGATCTGGATGCATACCCGTACTGTGTGGCATGGAATGGCGAACCGCTGAAAGCAAGAAAGGAGAATTAAGCCATGAAAGCACTGAAAATTGAGCCGGGCAAAGCCCCGGAACGCATTAACGTTGCCAACGAACTTGCAAGCCTGCAGAGCCTTGTAGGTGGCTATATTGAGGTGATTTACCCGGATGAACGCCGCCCGGTCGGCCTGATCTGCAATGAGGAGGGCAAGTGCTGCGGGCTTGAACTGAACCGGGCATTGTACAAGAACGGTAAGCCCTACGACATCATTGCCGGCACGTTCTTGGTAGTTGGGCTCTCGGCAGAGGACTTCGCGGATCTGCGGGAGGAAGATGCAGCCTATTTCGAGAAGCTGTTTCGCTCGCCGGAAAAGTTTCAGCGATTCGCCGGGAGGCTCGTTATCTCCAAGGTGGTTCCTGGCGGGGTGTAAACCCCGCCTTTCTCAAAAACCGAAAAAACCGAATGGGTTTTTTCGGTTAAGTTCGCTTTTTTGGGTTTTGATGGGTTTTGAAAAACACGAACATAAAAGTGAAATTCAAGGTCGAAAAGTCAAATTTGAAGGTCAAATATCAAAATTGGATGCAAAGTAGTTTTTGATAAATCGACGATTTTTCTAAATGTGTGTGAAACGTGAAAACCCATTGGGTTTTTTAAAAACCGAAAAAACCCATCTTCTTAAGAAAAGAAGAAGAAAAAGAATAAGAAGATATGAAGACTATCGTCTTCATCACGCGCGGGCGCGCGCGTTATATGGCTGATGACGAGGACGAATCCAATTGATGAAGAACAGGATCATCGGTGCGGCCAAGCAGGTAATCAACGGAACAGTCCAGCTTGTCAGCCATGGCAACAAGAGCTTCTATTCGCGGAAAGCTGCCACCTGACTTCATGGTGGACAGCGTATTCTTGCTCAGGTTGCAGTCAACCAGTAGGTCTTTGACCAGAACGCCCCGCGTATGGGCGGCTTGCTTGATGCGGTCAGCAATTTGGGAAGAAGTGAACATAAAATGCACCCCCAATCTGTGTAAAAGATAGAATCCCATAATTTTGGGAATAATGCGTTGAAATCCCATAATTCTGGGATTATAATATATCTAACAGGTGATTCATTCACCTGTTAGATGGAAAGGAAACACAACATGGAGAGATTTGTAGCACCCATGGCTACATGGGAAATCGTGGGCGGCGACCTGCCGCCTGTCCGGGTTCGTGCCCGGACATTCGATGAAGCACTTGCAAAGGCAAGGCTTCGCGATCCCGGCTATTGTGCCGGATGGGTCGTTGAGGAGGGCTAAACGATGATGCTGAGCATGACAGAGACCGATTACGAGAACTGGCGCGATGGTCTCCGCTGCGGCGGACAGGAGGAGTACGGCACCCAGTACACAGCAGCTTCTCTCTATGAAGGGGGCTGGAGGGCAGATGCCCTTCCTGACCTGATCGAGCAGTTCAACCTGACTAGCGACGAGGCCGAAAGGATTTACAACGAACTGCTTGATCTCGAGCAGAAAGCCAAAAGCGAGGAGACCGAAGCATGAAAAACATCAAGGTTGAATGGTGTGAGAACTTCATCCGGGCGGCTTTTACAAAGCACATGCCGCCTCAGCTGAAGAATCCTGGCATTGAGGTGAACTACTTCTGGACGCTGGCAGAGAGGGCGGGCCTGTGGGTGCGTGGCACATACGGCTCGCCGATGAGCATTGCGCTCGACAACCTCTGCACGGTAGAAAGCGTCTGCGATGGGGAAGGCCATTGGATGTTCAATGCTTTCCGGCTGGATCCAAAGGAGGAATGAAGGATGTTCGACAAAGAACTTATGAAGCAGCTGACCACTATTCCGGTCCAAAATCGGGATGAATGGTTTGCCGAGCGTGACAAGCTGGAAACGCTTGCCGTCGAAATGACCCGCATAAATGCAAAGGACATGGTGCAAAAGTACGGCATCGCACGGGTTCTGAGGGTGCTGGCGGCGACAATCAAACAAAATCCCAATGATTACGATGCGGATGTGGTGGAAATGGCCGGATGGATCCCGCCGGTTCGATCGGGCCGGAATGCAGAGATGTGGTTCAGCTCGACCATCCACAGAGCATACGTCCAAGACCTGTTTCGCCAGTATGCGAACCTGCGCAAGCTGTGAGAAAGGAACCTAAACCATGAAGAATGTCATTTTCACCTACGACATCCGCGCGAAGGGCGAGGAAGGCGAAGCCAGCGTGACCATCCTGCTGGATGATGACCGAGCAGCGGTCGTTAAGGCTGCATACGATAACCGGCAGGGGAGCAGCGAGATTGAGGACATCCTCTTGCGGTGCAAGGTCGATGACCTGTGCGCCGCTTGCGAAGCACTCCGGGGGCGAAAGTACCTTCGCAACAGCATCAAGTGCGTGGAGATCGAGGAGGCTTGAGCCGTGAACATTGAAATTAAATATCAGGCCGAGGATGGCGAGATTCGGTATTACCACTTTGAGTCGTGGGAACTAGCTGAAGACGATGCCTTTCGGGAAGCGATGCAGGAGTTCCGCAGCACTCGCACAGGAAAGAACAAAATCCTCTCTATCCGGGATGCATCGATTGGTGCAGGCCGCAACTGGAAAGAATAACCCGCCTGATGATGGCCGCTGGTATCGGCCGAAACCATTTTCGTGGCATCACGAAAATGGTCGCGGGAACCAACACCGCAAACCAAGGAAAGGAAGATTCACATGAAGTATGAAATCTACCAGCTGAAAGAGGACACCATGGAGCAGGTAAAACTGCGGTTCATGGCATCCGATCAGGCCGCACAGCTGGGCGGCATCCACCGGGAGAACTACCGCCGGGTATACGGCGGTGAGATTCCGTCTGTCCCGGAAGTGGTCAGGATGCTTCTTCGCCTGTTCGCACTCTTCAACGGGTCGAATCGACCCGTTGATTTCTCTGGCCACAGCATGAGCGTGTCCGATATCGTGCGGCTCACCGAGGATGGTGCATCCAGCTGGTGGTACTGCGACCCCTACGGCTGGATGGAACTGAATGGGGAAGAATGGGGGCAGACCTGATGCGTCACTACACAAAAGCGGAGTGGCGCAAGATCCCAGAGCCCTACAAGGGACGTTGGGAAGCATCTCCGTACAACCTTGAACGAGTGAAGCGGGGCGAACTGCCAGCTGAGTACATCGGCAAACGGACAACCATCGTCAATGACGAGCATCGCGGTACGGTGCTTATCACCGAGGGCGCGCACTTCGTCATTGATGGTTGATTTCACCAAATCGAACAAACGTCCACAGAGAAGCGATTTGAGCCGCATATCCTGCCGGGCGGAAAATTCCATGCGGGAGAATAGAAAACGCAAAATAGAGCCATCGGAGCGGCTCTGAGCATTATTTCCGCTGGCTCAGAATGAACTGCAGGAAATCCGTAACCTTTTGGCGCTCTTCATCTGTTAACTCCATACGCTGCACAGCGGGGTCAACGGTGCGCCCCATGAGGAAGTCCATGGAGCAGTCCAAGTAGTCAGCGATGCGCGCCAGACTGTCGGCGGCGATCATGCGACCAGTTCGCAAGTTGGAAAGGACGCCTTTACTCATTCCGAGTTCGGCGTACATATCCTTCAGCTGGATATTGCGTGCCTTTGCCTGAATTTTGATGTTTTCCGCAAGGGCGATAGAATCATACAAATTTTCGGTTGTCATTTTGTGTATCCTCACAAAATCCATCAATTGATGCCCGAATGGCTTGAAACGTTGCAATTGATGGATTATAATACACTTGTACAGAACAAATGTTAAGTGAAAGGGTACAGCGCTTACCATTCAGCGCGTTCCCCCAGAACCTCTCAGCAAAGGGGTTCATTCGTACCACGCAATACGAACCATGAACGTTGACCTCCTAAAGACAAGCGCCGCTGCAAAGCATAGCGGACAACAGCCGCAAGTTGGATGCTGTGCAGTTATAGCGCCGCTCCCATGACAGCTTCGCTTAACGACAGGGGAACGCGTTGAATGGTGGGTACTGGCTCTTTCATTTTATCAGAAATCTAACAAGTGTTCAATACACTTGTTAGATAAATCTTTGTTAGGAAGGAGAAAAAGCATGAAAAAGACTACGATGCCGGATTGGTGCGTGGCTGTCAAGAAGGCCATGATCGACCATGACGATATGACCGTTACGGAACTGGCAAAGGAAACGGGCTTTTCTCGTTCGCATATCAGCCAAGTCGTCAATGGTGTGCTGGTGCCGTCCGAGAACGTCCAGGGCGCAATCGAAAAGTGCCTGAACATCAGCGGGGTGGCGTACCGGAGCTAACCTACATCTCAAGTATACCAGAAAGGACGGCGTGAAAAAATGGCGATTGAAAGCCAGAATATTTACAAAAATGCGCGGAAATCTGCTGGTTTTACGCAGGAAAAAGCATCGCAGCTTTTGAACGTGTCGGTTGACAGCCTGCGGGACTATGAGCAGAGCCAGCGTCCAGTGCCCAGCGATGTAGCGAGCGCCATGTGTGACGTGTATCAAGCCCCATATCTGGCCGTGCAGCATCTGCGGTTGACATCAGATCTCGGCAAACGGGTCGTGCCTGAGATCCAGTTGAAAGACCTGCCGGAAGCCGTGCTGGGCGTTCTGGCGGCGGTTCAGCGCTTCTGTGCAAAGCGGGAGGTAATGGTAGAAATCGCCGCAGATGGCCAGATCGCTGAGAGCGAGCAAGCCGAATGGGACGAAATCATGTGCTTGGCCAACGACCTGAATGTGGCAATCAGACCACGGCGTTGGCAGATAGTCTGATTGTGGTGCAGCAGCTTCCTATCATCAAGGAGCAGCTGCACAGCATCAAGGCACAGGCTCAGGAGTCCGTCAAGGAGGCGCTTTCGCTGGCCTGCACGGAAGAAACCCTCAAAGTTGTCAAGGAGCGCCGGGCGGCGCTGAACCGTGACCGCAAGGATCTGGATGCCCGGCGCATGGCCGTGAAGAAGCAGATCATGCAGCCGTTTGAGGACTTCGACGAGGTTTATAAAGAATGCGTTACGGACGTGTACGGCCCGGCAGATGAAGCACTGAAGGGCAAAATCACGGACGTGGAAGCCGGACTGAAAGCCGACAAGGAAAAAAAGGTCAAGGATTACTTTGCTGAGATGGTCAAGGCCAGCGGCGTTGAGTGGGTCACCTATGAGGATGTCGGCGTTGCAGTCACGTTGACCGCAAGCCTGAAATCCCTGAAAGCCAAGGTCAAGGAGTATGTGGAAAAGGTTGCGGCTGACGTAGCCTGCATCAACGGCATGGAAAATGCCCCGGAGATCATGGCCGAGTATAAGCTGTGCGGAAGTTTGGCTGTTGCCATTAACAGCGTGAGCCAGCGCAAAGACCGTATTGCCCGGGAAGAAGCCGAGCGCAAGCAGCGTCTGGAAGCCCAGCTTCGGGCACAAGAAGCAGAAAAGGCCGTTCTGGATGTGGCAGAGGAAGAACTGTCTGCGCCTCAGGTCATGGGCACCGAACCGCCCGTTATGGACGAGCAGGAGACTGAGGACTCCCAGAAGGAGAGCGTGGAACAGGTCGTGACCGCCAAGTTTACTTTCATGGCTAGCACGTTCCAGTGCCGTGGTACATTGGCTCAGCTTCGTGGCCTGAAAGCTTTCGTCAATAGCAAAATTACTGAAATTCAGGCATACATGACCGACAACGGCATTGAAAACAGGGAGGTAAGTGACAATGGCTAAAGCTATGCAGCCGCAGAAGATGCGTTTTTCGCAGGCAATCCAGACTCCGATGTACAAGAATCTCGTGAATAACACGCTGGGCGATCCGGCGCGCGGCGCTCGCTTCATTGCCAACATCACCAGCGCCGTTGCTGTCAATCCGGCCTTGCAGGAATGCAACCCGGGCACGATTTTGGCAGGTGCCCTTTTGGGTGAAAGCCTGCTCTTGCAGCCTTCGCCCCAATTGGGTCAGTTCTATCTGGTGCCCTTTAAGTCCAAGGCGAAGCGTGACCGGCAGGGCAATGTGATTGAGCCTGCAAGCGTGAAGGCACAGTTTATGCTTGGCTACAAAGGCTATATCCAGTTGGCGCTGCGGACTGGTCAATACAAGCGCCTGAATGTGCTGGAGGTCAAGGCCGGGGAACTGAGCGGATGGGATCCATTTGAAGAACGGTTCCATGAGATGCACTTTATCGAAGATTTTGAAAAGCGTGCAGCGATGCCGACGGTGGGCTACATTGCACACTTCGAGTATATCAACGGCTTTGAGAAAACGTTGTACTGGACTGCAGACCAGATGATGGCTCATGCGGACAAGTACAGTCAGGCGTTCAGTGCAGCAGCATATAAGAAGCTGCTGAACGGTGAAATCCCGCAGGACGAACTGTGGAAGTACTCCAGCTTTTGGTATAAGGACTTCGACGGGATGGCCAAAAAGACGATGCTGCGTCAGCTGATTTCCAAGTGGGGCATCATGACCGCCGAAATGACCACGGCTTATGAGCGGGACGGGCGCGTTATGATGCCGGACAGCACAGGCAGTGGCCTGCTGCCGGAAGCTGCGGAGTATGCAGATGCCGGCCAGAGCGAGCAGGAACCGCCTAAAATTGAGCGGACAGCCAAGACGATGGACCTGCCAGAGCCGGAAGCGGATGCCGTTGAGGAAGCCGTTGATTTGGCTGCACTCTGATGGTCAAGTACAACATTATCAGCACCGGCAGCGATGGCAACGCCACGATTCTGGAAGATTTTGTGCTGGTAGACTGCGGCGTGCCGTATAAGGCGTTGGAGCCGTATGTTCCGAAACTGAAGCTTGTGCTTCTGACGCATATCCACTCAGATCACTTCCAGAAGCGAACCATCAAGCGGCTTGCCAGTGAGCGGCCGACACTCCGCTTCGGGTGTTGCCGCTGGCTGGTGCCGCCGCTCATAGCTGCAGGGGTGCCGGAGCGTCAGATTGATGTACTGACCCCGCGAACGTTGTATGGGTACGGCCTGTGCAATGTGATTCCGGTAATGCTAGCCCATAACGTACCCAACTGTGGGTATAAGGTGCATTTTCCGTCTGGCAAGGTGATTTATGCCACTGATACTAACAATTTGGATGGCATTCAGGCAATCGGCTATGACCTTTATCTGATAGAATCGAACTACCGGGATGAAGATATACAAGCCAAAATCCAAGAGAAAAAGGTAGCTGGGCAGTATGCCTACGAACTGCAGGTGCTCAGAAATCACCTGTCAGAAGCGAAATGCAATGACTTTTTGGCACGGAATATGAAAGCAAACAGCGTTTATATTCCGATGCACGTCCATGTGGACAAGGAGAACGCGCATGATTGTGACAGCGAAAATTGAGAAGCTGGAGAACGGAAAGCTTGTCCTGAAACCCGACGTAGACATCAGCCGGTTTCTGGCGCAGAAGCGTCCCCGGCGGGTAGAAGTCCGTCTGGATGATGGCCGAACCATTTCCGCAGACCAGCGCCGCAAGATTTTCGCTATTATCCGAGATATTTCTTTGTGGTCAGGGCAGGAGCCGGAAGAACTTCGGCTTTATCTGGAATGGGATTTCTGTTCCCGCTGTCTGCGGGAGTGGTTCTCCCTTTCGAATTGCGATATGACCACGGCCCGAGAGTTTATTACATACCTGATTCAGTTTTGCTTCCATTGGGGAGTGCCCACAAAGGACAGCCTGCTCACCCAGACGGATGATATTGGCAAGTACTTGTATCTTTGCCTTGAAAATCGCCGGTGTGCAATTTGCAACCAGCCTGCAGAGGTGCACCATGTTGACCGCGTGGGCATGGGTCGAGATAGAGAAGCTATCGTCCATGTCGGGCTGAATGCGATAGCCCTTTGTCGGCGGCACCATGAAGAAGCGCACCGCAGAGAAAAAGCCCTGTTTGCTGATTACCATATCTATGGCATCAAGCTGGATCGGCATCTATGTAAAGTGCTTTCGCTCAATCAAAAACCGAAAGGGGAGGTGGAGCGTGGCGAATGATTACATAAAACTGTGGGTGAAGGATTACAGAGCATTGCTAGAACCGTTCAATGAAGCGGAACGGGGCCGAATTCTATGGGCTATGATGGATTACAAGGAAACTGGTTCAGAACCGAAGTTTCTGGGGAATGAGCGCTTTGTTTGGGCGGCAATAAAAGCCAAAATCGATGCTTCCAATGAAGCATACGAGCGTCAGGCCGCTGCCAATAGGGCAAACGGTGCCAGAGGTGGCAGGCCTCGCAAATCAAAAGAAAATCAGGAAAACCCAGAAAACCGAATGGGTTTTGAAGAATCCACAACTGAGGAAAATCCAGAAAAATCAACAGGCCCGCCTGATGACACCCCGGAAAGCTACTGGGTCTGGGCTGGATGCGACAGTATGCTTACGCCCTACATGGCAGCAGAATTTCGGGATTTGCGAGAAACCGGGGTGGAAGACGCTTTGGTGGTTGCTACGCTGGAAGAAGCGATGCGCCACCAAGCGAAGCACCCATGGTGCTATGCTAAGCGCCTGCTCGATCAGGCGGCGGCGCAGCATGTTACAACGTTTGCAGAGTGGGAAAAAACTCACATCAAAAATAAAGGAAATCGGGTTGACCGAGAAACGCCGAGCGGAAACAACATTCTAGGTCTTACTGACAGCCTTGGACGAATAAAGAGAAGACCGTTCAAAAAACAGGATGTTCCGCAGGGCAAAGGGGGCGATTCCAATGGGGAGTGATGTTCGCCATGTCCGGGGTGAAGCACAGAAGGAACTTGTAAAAAAGTTTGAAGTGTTTTCGAGCAATGGACGGTCACGCTGGCAGGTCTGGAGCGATTGGATCACCATGAGTGCTATTGCGGTGTCCAATGCGACAGATCAGAGCCACTTTGACGAACGCGAGAAGCAGTACTTATCAATCGCAGGAAAATACACGCGGCCGGAAATGGAAGCGTTTACGGAAATGCTGGCCTTGTTGGTCGTGGCACTAGAGGACAACCCGGAACAGGACTTCCTTGGCGAGTTGTATATGTGCTGGGGGCTTGGAAACGACCATTCGGGACAATTCTTTACGCCATATCACATTTGCGAGGTCATGTCCGCTGTGACAACCCCGACAGAAGAATTCCAGCAGAAAATCGGAGATAGGGGATGGGTTGCGGTCTGTGATCCGACCTGCGGCGCTGGGGCCTTGCTGGTGGCGTTCGCAAACGAATGCAGAAAGAAAGGCATCAATTATCAGACGAATGTGCTGTTTGTGGCGCAGGACATGCCAGCGACTACGAGATCGTGACCAGGCTGAAAACTTTCAGCGACAGGTACGGCATCTGCCTGCTGGTGGTTCATCACACCCGGAAGATGGAAGCCGAGGACAGCTTTGATATGATCTCCGGCACCAACGGTCTGTTGGGTGCAGCGGATGGCGCATTCATCATGCAGAAGAAGCGGCGCACGGACAACACCGCCCTGCTGGACATTGTGGGGCGTGACCAGCCGGATCAGGAGTTGACGTTGGAGTTCAACCGGGAACGCTGCGTGTGGGAGTTCCAAGGAGCCGAAACGGAACTCTGGAAACTGCCGCCCGACCCGCTTCTGGAAGCGGTGGCAAAGGTGCTCACCCCGGAACAGCCGGAGTGGAGTGGTACGCCCACGGAACTGCTGGAACGGCTGTCGGGTGTGAGCATACAGGCAAACATCCTGACCCGGAAGCTGAATGTGAGTGCCGACAGGCTCTACAACGACTATGGGATTCGGTACGAAAGCAGGCGCACCCATGAGGGCAGGGTGGTCAAATTAACGCTGGAAAATTCTGGGACGTGACGATTCGTGACGGTTGTGACGGTATTTTTGCTACTATGTAAAATACCGTCACAATCGACACAACCGACACGGGATGGTGATAACGATGAAAAATGTGCAGATTTCGCAGGAACTTTTCGTCACCTTGCTGCATTATCATTTGAGCGGCGAAAATGAGTACGAAGAGATTATTGAACAGGGCTTGGAGCAAAAACTGGATGCGATGCTGCGGCATGAGCTGTATGCCCAGTACAAGACAGCACCCACCGAGGAACAGCGGGAGCAGGCTCGGCAGGAGTATCTGGACAGACGAGGCGTGCCAGAAAGCTTCCGCTGGTGA